TAGGAGAAACGAATGACCGATACATCACGCACCGTTAGTGATCTGGTAACTAACATCTTTCAAGATGGACAGTCATCAGGTGCTATCACACCTCAAGATATGCGTGACTTCATTGAAACCTGTCAAACTAAGCAAGGTAGTATTTACATGAGTTCACCCTCCTCCACTTCTATAAGTGTGGCAGGGACTTATGTAGAAGGGAATGGAACTTATACATTAAGTACCAGTCCTTCTGCAAATGAGTTTGATATGAACACAAATGCAAGGTTGCGATATACAGGTACACCAACTATTAACTGTGCTTTTTGGGCTTCTGCTTCTTTGGAAATAGACACCGCAGCAGTTAATAAGGAGCTAGGAATATCTATATATAAGAATGGAACACTAATAACTGGAACAAAAATGGTGGGATTTAGTCCTGCAACTACTGTAAATTCTGTAAATATATCTACTATGGGATATGCTTCTTTATCTACAAATGATTATGTTTCTATCTATGTAGCTAATATAGATAGTACAGATAACTTTACTTTAAGAAATGCTCAGTTAATGGGCATGAGTTTGGTGACTTAAAATGGGTTTTATATCAACCACTCCGGTAACTGAATTAGAAGCAATAAATATAATGCTTGCTGCTATAGGTGAGTCAGCAGTTTCTAGTTTGGAGAACGCTACAACTGTAGAAGTAACTCAAGCAAAGAGTTTATTATCTAATGTTAATAGAGAAGTACAACAAAAGGGGTGGCATTTTAATACTGAATGGGACGTAACATTAACTAAGAAAGTTGATGGCACAATCCCTGTAGGTAACTCTGTATTATCTGTATATGTTGAGAACCAACTGACTACAGTAAGAGGTATCTCAGGTGTTATGCACGTTTATGATTTAGATAATAATACATTTGTATGGACTAAAAATCTAACCAATGCAGTAACAATAACACTACTAGACTTTCAAGATACTCCTCAAGCAGTTAGACAGTATGTTACAACAAAGGCTGCTAGAATTTTTCAAGAGGAAATCATAGGACAAGTATCTGCCGAAACAGTTAATAGGCAAGAAGAGACAGAAGCTTATGCTGATTTACTGGATGATGAGGCTGAAAGGGCTGGTTATAACGTAGGGTACGGTACTATAGATATGGTGAATATGACAAAAACCTACAGGAAATCATGGTAAATGCCATTAATTACTGAGCAGATTTCTAACCTAATTAACGGTGTTTCACAGCAACCTCCCAGTTTAAGGCTTGCATCACAGGCACAGGCACAAGAAAACGGGATGTCAACCGTAGCAGAAGGAATAAAAAAGAGACCCCCATTAGAACACATATCTAAGATAACTAATAAAACCGATACCGATGCCTATGTTCATTATATTAATAGAGATGAAAACGAGAGATACACTTTAGTAATAACGTCAGAACAATTTACTTCTGATTTTAGTAGTGATTTTACAACCACACAGGTTGAAGTAAATGATATAGATGGAAGTCCCGTATCATTACTATGTGCTAATACTGCTACAGAACAATATATAACAACACCAAATGCTAGAGATAACCTACAGTTATTCTCAGTAGCAGACTTTACATTCGTTTTAAATAAAACAAAAGTAGCACAAAAAACCGCAACGTTAGGAACAGCTAGAAGTCCAGAAGCTTTAGTGTTTTTAAAGCAAGCTACTAATGCTGCAACCATGTCTGTATATGTAGATGGCTCTCAAGTATCTACTGTTACATCATCTAATGATGCTGATGCACAAATAACTGACATATTTAATGATATAAATGGTAGCTTAAGTTCAACATTTGATGTCACTAAGTTTGGTAGTAGTAATGTTCATCTCACTAGAAAAGATGGTGGAGAATTTACTATACACTGTAATGCACCAGAAAATAACTTAATAGCTATAAAAGATTCAGTAGTAGATTTTACAGACCTACCTTCAAGAACTAAAGATCAGTTCACTATAAAAGTAAGTGGAGACCCTAGTTCTGGTACAGATGATTATTGGATAAAACATAATAACACAAGCGATCAGGACGTTGGTGAATGGATTGAAACTGTAGAGCCAGGGCTGGCAAACACTATAGACCCTGATACAATGCCAGTAACTTTAATCAGAACAATGGAGTACCCATTTGGTACTGACTTTGACTCCTCTTTTGCTGAAAAAAGGTTTACATTGTCTCCTATAGTTTGGACTCCTAGAGTAGCTGGTGATGAGACTACAGCACCAGACCCGTCTTTCATTGGACAGAAGTTAAATGATATGTTCTTCCATAAAAATAGATTGGGTTTCTTAGCTAATGAAAATATAATACTATCTGAATTAGGTGAGCATTATAATTTCTTTGCTACAACTGCCACAGATTTATTAGATACTGACATGATTGATCTGGCATCCCCCTCTAATAAGGTAAGTGTATTGCATAGTGCAGTACCGTTTAATGAAGACTTATATCTATTTAGTGATTTCAGCCAGTTTAAATTAAGTGAATTTGCAGCTGGTGGACTCACTCCAACTAACGCTAAAATTTCTTTATTGACAGAATATGAACATGATAAAACCGTCAGTCCTGTGGTCAACGGTAGAAAAATATACTTTGCTGATGAGAACGATGGTTTCTCTACTATTAGGGAATTCGGACTTATCGAGGACTTGGCGGCAGAGACAGCAGAGAACATTACGTCTCATGTACCTAGTTATATCAAGGGTAGAGGATTTCAAATCGTTCCGCACGATGAGTTCATCTTTGTACTATCTGATGAGAACATTAATGAAATCTTTGTTTATAAGTTCTTATTTCAGGAAGGGACAAAAAAATTAAGTTCTTGGTCTAAGTGGTCTTTTAAACCAGAAGAACAAGTTATAGGAATGACAATAATAGACTATGTTGCATACTTAGTAGTAGTAAGACCTGATGGAACGTATTTAGATAAGATCAGTTTACAAGATGCAAACTTAGTAGGACTAACACCTTCACCAGAACAGCTTTCATTTAAGGTACACTTAGATAGATTAATCGAAGTTACTGGTACATACAACGAGGGTATGGACACTACAACTTGGGTGCTTCCATATCCTGACAGCTTTGGTTCTACCTTTAGGGTTATCTACTCTGCCAAATGGGAAGGAAAGGAGGGTGGTTTGATACAAGGGGTTACGCAAACTTCACCAAGAACATTAACAGCCCCAGGAAACCATAGTTTATTCCCTGTTAAAATAGGTAAAGAGTATAGGTTTAAATATGAATTTACAGAACCCACAATAAAAACAGAGGTAGCGGGAAGACTAAGTTCTTTATCTGGTGGAAAATTAAAGATCAGAAAATTTAATGTAGATTTTTTCAAGACAGGTTATTTTGAAATGAAGGTAAAAACTCCAAGTCGAGAAGCCTTTAGTCATGTCTATACTGGGCGAGTTCTTGGTTCTAGTATAAATAAAATAGGAGAAGTCCCTTTTGAAACAGGGAACTTTAAAAAATTAATTCTAGCAGATGCTAGGAATTTACAAATCGAATTACTTTCTGATTCATATTTACCATGTGCTTTTACTGGTGCGGATTGGGAAGGAAATTATGTGGTAAGGACAGTGAGTAGGAGATAAAAGGTGATCAAGTTGTATATGAAACCTTATCATAGAGAATCTAAATTAGAAGATGTATTAGAATTAAGTAGAAATTTAAGATGGGCAGATGTACGAGAAGTGATAACTTTAGGGAGCAATCCAGAAAAGGCATTAGTTAGTGGGTATATGTATAGTGCTATTAAACGTACTATCGTTGATTCCTATGATACCCCCGTTGGAATGTATGGGGTTGTTCCTACTCCTCAAACTGAGAAGTCAGGTGCAGTTTGGATGTTAGGTACTGATAAACTGTTAGATATTAAAATAGCCTTTCTAAAACAATCTAAATCAGAAGTAAAGAAGATGAATGATGCCTTCCCCCACTTATGTAATATTATAGATAGTAGAAATGAGTTACATCTAAAATGGATTAAGTGGTGTGGGTTTAAAATTATAGGGGAGAAGATGATTAATAATCATAAGTTTTATGAATTTTGTAGGTTAGCTGATGACAGGATTTGAATTATTATATGCTACTAAATTTGTTTATGATCTTGCTTCAACAGCCCAACAACACCAACAAATAAATGATCAGTCTGCCGCAAGCTATCAGAACGCTTTAAAGCAGGTCTCCGCTAATAATCAGTCTAATGTTAATGCTCATCTAGGTGTAAACGCTGAGATGGCTCTCAACCTAAAGAAACATGGGTTAGACAAATGGGAGCTATGGAAACAAAAGCGGAGACAAGAAGCAGCTCAGGCTGTTAAAAGTGAGTCTAGGGGAATGAAATTTGGGTCAGCTAGAGATGCTGGTGGTACATTCCAAGCTGCTATGAACAATGTAAGTAGGCAAGCGTATTCTGCTTTAGCTAGGAAAGATTTAAACATGGAGTTAGCTATAGATGATTTTGGTAGAAGACACGACAATTTAGATTTAGCTACCATTAATTCTAATAACCAAGCATTTTCACAGATATCAGAAGGTGCTAGTTTCCTTGCTTCTGCTTTGTCTATTGCTGGTTCTGGAATACAAACTGGCATAGATATGGATAGAGGAACTAGAGTAGCTACTTTAAAGGGTGGCAGCACAGCAGCTCCAAAAGCCCCTGCCCCACAGCCATTAGCACCTGGAAATTGGGACACAAGAAATATGACAGGGGGGAGTAGATACTGATGAATACTCCAGAAAAAATGTTCACCCTAGATTCGGTAGACACTAGAGTAACACAACCGCTTAACCAAAGGGTTATACAACAAGGCCCGGACACTAGAGCAAGGGATCAACAAATGGCAACTGGTGTTGCCTCTTTTAGTAAAGCTTTAGGAAACTTAGCTACTTATAGAAAAGAACGTCAGATTGAAAATGATATTTCATTAGCACAGGAAGCTGCCATAAGAAATGAAGTAATGCCTGGTGGCCTACTGCCTATCGCACAGAGAGCCTTCCGTGATACACAAGATATAGAGACTTCAAATAATGTGTATAATGAAATAGAACTGTTTACTGAGGGTGAAGAAGTAAGAAACATTGTTAATAACCCACAGCTAACACCTATACAAAAAAACTCTAAGATTAATAAAGCAATAGATAGAGTATACTATACATCTGCATCTTCCATCCAAAACGTTAATGCCAGAATCAATTTAAAATCTAAAGTTGATGGTTTAAAAGTAAAGGGGATGAGAGATGTTTATAGTTTTGATAAGAACCAAAAATATGGTGTTGCTTTAAACGCACTTAATGGTCAGGTTGATGAGGGGTTTGGCAGTAGGAAATATGATCCATCAGAAATTTTTACTGGTAATTGGGTTCAAGGAGTTGCCACTCAGTTAAAAACAGCACTACCTTGGATATCGGATGATGATGCTAAACTAGCCACGCTCAAAACACTAACTAATAATGAAAACATGGTCAACCATGCAGACGTTATTACTGCTATTATGGCTACTGAATTTTCAAAAGGTGTGACTTTTGGTGCTCTATCTAATTCAGAAACTACCGAAGCTGGAATAGAAATAAATAAAATATATACTCAGTATTTAAAAAAAGTAGACGATCACTACAGAACTGAACGTATTGACGAAAGGTTAGCACAAGACGAACTGAATGATGCAGCGTATGCCAAAGGTTCGGAGCTAATGGATCAACTAAAAAGGTCTGGTGATTATGCAGAGATAGATACTATAGATGGAAAAGAGATTGTTCTTTTTCAAGATCGGTTTAAAGCACTTAGAAAAATAATGATAGATCAAACTGGTGCAGAGATTTCTTCTTATAATAAATTTATTACAGCTTATGAAAAAGCTGCTGGGTACGCTAAAAATGGTTTAGATTCAAAAGAGTTTGGGTGGGCATGGGATAAAATTGTTGAAGGTGAAATAGCTAATACAAAAAGTTTAATGGCTTTTGCTGAGAATAACCATTTAAGCGATAGCTCTATATCTATGCTAAGAAGCTATCTAAGCGAAGATCAAAGAGATATGAGGACATACATATCTGAGGGAAAAACCAGATTAAGTTTAGTTACTGCTGGTTTACAGACTACTATACGAGATGCTTTAAAGCCCGAAGATGGTTTAATGAAATTAATTATGGGTGGGCTACAAAACGATTCAGCTGCTTTTTCTAAGGCTTTACAAGGTGGTAAAGACTCTCAGATTATGAAAATATTAGGTAAGTCTAGATTAGATGCACCAAAATATATAGCAGCTATTAGGAATTTTGCAACTGCTAAAAATAATATAGATACTGCAATTAAAGAAGAAGCCCGTAGAGCATTAAAAGCTGGAGAAAAACCTAATTTTGATGCGATAAATACAAGGTGGGAAAGAATAGCACAGCAATATGGTGAGTCTTTTGAGGAAGACATTAAGATTATACAAGAGAAAGATAAAGAACAGAGGCAAGAATCTGAGGAAAAATTAAAAATAGTCAGAGAAAAGATGGCTAAAGAAAAGGAAGCCAGTAAGCCCCCTGAGGAGAAAGCAAAAGAAAAAGATACTCAAGCAGCAAAGGTTGCCGAAGATGCTTTTGATAAAGAAGTACAAACAGAAATTCTAGAAGAACAAGAAAAAACATTAGAACAACAAGAAAGATTTACTAAGGCTGGTGTGCCTAATATAACACCAGAAGCTAGAAAAGAGTTAGTTAATTCAGATTGGATAGGTAAAGATTATATTCCCCCTGCAGTTTTACAATGGGGTTTAGATATGAAAGATAATCTTCCTTAAATTATTCAAAATAAACTAAGACAGACAAAAGATTTCTGGATGAACTGGCCTAGAAGCGACTCTCAAAGCATGGAATCAGGAACAATGAAGTTTTTAGAAGAGGCTGCTAAAAGTCCAACTTTATTTACACCTCTTGGTATGCAACTTGAGGAAAAATTAAAAGAACAAAATAAACTTAAATATAATTTATTAGACGATAAAGTAACAGTAAAAGAATCAGGAGATCAACTTGCTAAAGTACATGATGATTGGAATATTTTTAGTGTATTAAAGGATGCCTTGTCTCCCAAAGAGGTTAATGCAGCTGTACTAGAAGAACCTACTGCTGTACCAACAAAACCTGATGATCCTTTCATGGATGGAAACACTTATTTTCATAATGATGGAAATATTACAAATGAACTAGATGTTCCAGAAAGTCCTGTCAGTAAACTGATACTAAAAAACTTTAGATTAAAACAATATAATACTTCTTTAGAAACTTTTAAAGAAAAGTGGTTGGAGACTAGAAGTGTTATAGGATTTCTTGAGTCAAACAATGTTGTTGATTCTATTCAAGATGGTGCAGGAATAGGTAGAGGAAAGTATCAATATGAATCAAATACTAGATTTACCTCAGATGGTCAAGCTGGTTCTGACTCTTCTGAGTCTGCAAACGTAAGAATGAAGAGAGATTTGGGTATTGATTTGGGAGGTGTAGTTGATTATTCCACTTTATCTGAGACACAACAAGATGATATTTTATTAATAGATCATGCGTCAATAGGAGGCTCTGCTAATTTATTTAATAAAATAGTTAAGGCTACAACAAACGAACAAAAAGCTAAAGCGTATGCTAACTATTGGGGTAAGGTACATAAGAAAAAGTATACAGAAGATGAGTTAGAAGCCCAAAGAGTTAAGATACTTGCTTACTTGAATAGAGATAATACATGATAGAAAACACAGGTGAAAACCTAGAGGTAAAAGATTTTGAACAGGAGTACCTTGAAAATCAAGCTAAAATAGACAGACACGACAACTCTCCTGTAGTTCAAGGCCAACAACAAGAAGAGATAGAAGACGAACAATTTAATTCATTTGTTGAGTCTGAGGCACAAGCACAAGAAGATAACTCCCCCGGTGTTTTAGATTATGTAGGAGGCTTTGTTCAACACTTAGGAGTTGGAGCTGCCAAAGGAGTTGAAGAAGCTGGACAAACTTTTGGTTTACTTAAAGATGATGCTTGGAATTTACCAGAACCAGAAAATATTGCTGAAAGCTTAGGTCAAGGTATTGGTCAGTTTCTTCCAGGTTTTGGAGTAGGTTCTGTAGCTATTAGAGGTGGATTAAAGTTAGCTAATT